GCGACGGGTTCGCCGGGGCGGTCGAGCGCATTGGCGGCGTTCTCCACGTCACGCTGCGCCTGCCCCACGGGGCCAATGCGCCGCAAGAGACGCTGTTTCCCGAGCCGATCACGCTGACCGGCAACGGGCCGGTTGCCCTGCCGCCCTACGAGAGGGAGGCTTGAGATGCAGATTGATTTCACGCAGGCGATCACCGACGAGATGAAGGCCGCAGAGGCGCTGGCCGAGCGGGCCGCCGCGATCAAGGCCGAGTGCCGCCGCGCCATCGAGGCGGGCGACGATCCCGTGTGGCCGGACGTGCCTGCGGGCGTGGCCGATCTGGCGGGGCGGTTCTGATGGTCGAGGCGGCCATCTGGACCGCCTTCGCGCTGGCGCAGATCGCGGACGTGGTGAGCACCGAACTGTTCCTGCGGCGCGGGATCGCGGAGGCCAACCTGCTCTGGCACTGGATGCAGGAGCGGGCGGGCCGGGCGTGGATCGCGCCCCGCCTTCTGATCGGCGGCGGGGCCGGGCTGGGGCTGTATTGGATCTTCGGCTCTATCCTGCCGGTCGCTGTCATGGCGATCGGCTTCTGGTCCGTCGTGGGCTGGAACGTCGTGCAGATCAGGCGGTCTTTATAGGGTCGTTCAACACCCTGTTTTGTGAAAATCGGATTCTGCAGTATGGAATGTAATTTACTTCGGAATAGAGTGTCACGCTGGATGTTAGGTGACACTCTATTTAACAGTGATACCGGAAGACCTAAGATGACGGCGGGCTTTGCCGGATGGGCCTTGTAAACAAGGGGATTGAGCGCACTGAGGACGGTTGGTGCGAGGCGCGCGCGAAGTTTGCACTGGCGGGCGAAATCGGGCGGAAACGGCGGTGAATGGGGCTGTGCGGGCCATTCACGGGCGATGTCGAGGAGACGCGCTCAAACCCCATTAAATAAGGGTTTAACGGGCCGTCGAGCCGGGTTTCCGAAGGGCTTTGAAGGGGCCTGGGAGGCGAAAGAAGTGGGACCCTCGCCGCCCAGTTCTTTTTTCGGGTCCCACTTCTCACTATTTCGCAATGCGATCAATCACATAGTGTGAGAAATGCGGGCCGATGCGGCGCAGAGAAGTGGGACCCTTTTTCGGGGGTGTTAGATAGCAACACCGAACTTGCGGCACACGTTAATCGTCGCCCGAGAGTCGAGGTCTGAGCTCCCAATTCCGGCCACAGTAAAGCCGCCGCCAGAGGTGATGACGCCCATGAACGGCTTCATCCCGCTGTAGCCGCCGAAGGAGTTCCTGGCGTTTACGTATCCGCATGCAGTAATCACATCCTCCTCATTCCGAGATGCTGCCATTGCACCGAACTGGGCGCTGGCAGGATCCTTAAGAACATCTCGGACGCCCTGCTCAATCTGGCGCTTCTGGGCCTGGCTAAGACTAACCGGCGTGCGGATTTCCGGCGCTTCTGGGGCCGTTGGCTCCACGCATGCAGTCAGTGTCAAGGCGGCTGCAACCGCGGCAAGCGAGATGAATTTCATCTTTCAAGGTCCTTCTGTGGGTAATGAATAACGATTTTGTCGCGCGCAGCTTGCTACCACGCATGGGCGGACCAGACAATCTCGCCCAGGATGCGGAGGCGGTTCATGATCGCTTGTCATTGTGAAGGCGGGTTCTGAACAGATCGCGGACCTCTGGCAGCAATGCCTCCAACTCGTCGCCGTCCTCGGGGTCCGTCATGCGTGAGAGCAGTTCGTTGTAGAACCAGACGCCCTCTTTGAAATGCGTCTCGCTGGGCAGGTCGAGGCCGAGCGCGGCGTAGATCTTGCGGACCTCTTCGCCGCAGATCATCAGCTTGAACTGATCGAGCGGGGCAGGCCTGGGCGTTGGCGGTTGTTCAGGTGCTACGGGATCGCCCACGCCATAAAGAATGTAATCGGCGCGCAGGCCGAAGCGTTCCTGCAAACGGATCAGGAAATTGCGCGACGGTTCGCTCCGACCGGCCTCAATATTTCCAATAAATCCTTGGCTTACGTCTAACTCGTCGGCCAATCGCCTCTGACTAAAGCCCATTGCTTGTCGCCAAACCTTCAATCGCTGACCACTTTCTTTGCCCGCAACCATTTTTCCCTCTTGACTGAACACTAATTGTGTTCAAATGTGAGGTTGAACACTAATTGTGTTAATCGTGTGACCGATCAGGAAAAAAGCATATGACAGAAAAAGTCAGGACAATCCAGCCGGGACCCGTCTTTTATGACGTGTTCCTCGGCTATCTGCGGGTGATCGGCACCAACCTGAAGGATTGGTGCGTGCCGCATGGGGTGACGTCAACCAATGCCAAGAGCGCTGCGACCGGCGGCTGGAACGGGCCCAAGGCCCGCCGCCTGCGCGAGAAGATGATCGCGGAGGTGGGCGAGGAAACGTTCCAGCGCCTCTATGACGAGCGGATGCGCCGGGAGGACGCAGCATGATCCGGCCCCATGTGACGGCGGAGATCGACGCGACGCGCGCCGCCATGGCGCGGCTGAGGCGTGTGGCGGGTCGGGCCGCCCCGCCCCGCCACAAGCCCGCGGCGAGTGCAAAGCACGCAGCGGCGGGGGCGGCAATGATCGCGCTCGATGACGCTTATACGGCGGCGACGGGCGTGGTGCTGACCCTCGATAACGCGCCGAAGAGACAACTGTTCTGGTTCGGCAACTATCGGGCGACTTGCAGGACCGGCCCCAGGGTGCGGTGGACCGTCATCATGGCGCTTTGCCGGCTGCGTGACGGTCAACGCGGGTGCCGCCCGAACACGCTGGAGGCTGCAATCATCTATTTCGACGCGATCTGGCCGGAGGGGGCGATCTGGCCCTCCTCGGTCAAGCGCCCCACGCCAGTGAGAAGGAGTGTTTCGGCATGAGCATTCTCAATCCCTCAGGCGGCCAACCCAGCCCGGCTGCCATGGTATCCAGCCCTGATCGAGAAGATTGGCCCATGTTCCGCGGTCATCGTCTGGAAATCCCAGACGGGTGGCGGGCGCTGAGCGTTGTCTTTCTTCCAGCGCGCGACGGCTGTCCGACAGCAGGTTCGCGAGATAGTCGCGATCCTTCGGCTCAAGATTTCGTGCGGTTCGAGGCAGGTGTTCTGCTGTGCCGTCCGGAAGCATATGATCGAGCAGCCGCCCAAGAATTCGAAGCCGGTGTCTGGCGGGAAGCGGTCTGCCCCTTGCCGGATGGTCGATGCCTGCGAGTGCCGCAAGGCCGTTCAGGCGTCGCAGTGCTTCCTCTGGCGTATTCCAGCGCAGGCTGGACGGATCGAGCCGTGACAGGCGGATGTCTGGTCCTGATGCCATTGGTGCGATTCCCCCACGTGTCCGAGCGAGTATGCCCCGCGCCGGTGCTGGTTGTCGACGGGCGGGTGATCGAAGGGCCTTGGGCTGGTCAGGAGGACGCCGCATGAGTATCCGCCGTCGCCTTGCCCTGATGATCTGCCCGGAGCTTGCGCCCGCGCGGGTCATCGACCTCGATGCCCTGCGTGCGAGGGACGAGGCCCGCCGCGCGGCGCATCCCTGCCTGATGGAGTTGCACGGACCCGGGCGTCACAACGCCTACTGCGTGCGGTGTGGCAGATACGTCAGTGTCGCGCTCCCGGGGGCGTGCCAGGCTCCCGCAGTGAGGCGCTTTTGATGACCCCCCGGCGCGATCCGGAGCGCAGGTGGCCGGTGGGGGCTGCGCTCGTGTTCTGGATGCTGGCGGGCGGGGCGATCTGGGCCGGGGTGGCGGCGGTTCTGGTGGTGTCGGTGCTGCGGCCCGCGCCGGTGATCTATCAAGGAGAGAGCCATGAAGATCGGTGATCTGGTGCCCGAGGCAGGGGCGCTGCAATCGGAGATCGAGCTGATGCCGCAGGTGGCGCGGGTCGCGCTGGCGCTGCAGCTGGTGCGCGACATCGACAGCCCGTGTTGCGCGCTGTCGCTGATGCGGCTGAGCCGCCTGGCCGAGGAGCAGCATCTGGCGATCCGGCGGGAGCAGTTCCTGCGCGATCATCAGGCGGGGAGGGCGCAGCGGTGAATGGCCCCTTGAAGACGCATTCGAATACCCGCGCGAGCAGACGCCTCTCAGGCGCGCGGGCCCTGCGCCGCGACCGTGCGAGGCCGCGAGGCCCCGGTCGCGGCGTCTTTTCCGTCATCTGCGATGTGCTGGGGGGCGTGGCGCTGTTCGTGGCTCTCTTCGGCCTGGTCATTCTGGGAGGATGAGGGACATGGCACTCACGGTCGAAAGGGTCTCGTTCGGTGCCTGGGCGGTCTTCGACGGGCCGATGATGGTCAGCCACAAGCTCAGCAGCCGGTATCTGGCCGAGAGGGCGCTGGACCGGATCAGCCGTGAGCAGAAGGGCCGGGTCCGGCCCTGTCTGCGCTGCGGCGAGGAGATGGTCTCGACCCATGCCGGGCACCGGATGTGCAATGGCTGCCGGGAATGGTGCGGGGCGCAGGACCCGCAGATGGTCGGCTGATGCATCACGCGCCGCTCACCTCATCGCGCCTGCAACGGGTGCTGGCCGTCCTGGAGGATGGCCGACCTCACACCACGCGCGAGATCGTGCGGCGGGCGCATGTGGTGGCGGTCAACAGCTGCATCGCGGAGCTGAGGGCAAACGGTGCGGAGATCCTCTGCACCCGCGAGCGGAAGAAGGACCGGCTGATCTGCCGGTACACAATGACGAAGGCACCGGAATGATGGACGAAAACCAGACCAAGAAGATCGAAGATATGGCGAAATGGTTGCGCCAAGACGCGGCGCAGGTCGCGTTCATCGTCGGGATGATCAGAGCGGGGGACCATTTCTATCGGGATAATCCCGATTACGCGCGTCGAAAGATGCGGGACGGCCTTGAGAGTGTTCGCAAGCTCGCCGACCTCATCGAACAGGAACTCGGCAATGAGTGAAATGCGCCTCATTGAGACCCGCGAGATGGCGCTCGATGATATCGAGGTTCATGACCGTCTGCGCCCGGTGGACGAGATGGGCCTCGGGGCGATCCTGATGACGCTGCGCGAGGGTGAGGCCCCTTCGGACCCGGTCGACGTGCGCCGGGTGCGCCGGAACGGCGTGTTCAGCTACCGGCTCATTGACGGGATGCACCGGCTGGAGGCGGCGCGGCGGCAGGGTCACGGGACGATCCTTGCCTCGATCTACGAGGGCACGGATGCCGACGCCCGTCTGATGGAGATCGAGCGCAATCTTGCGCGCGCCGAGATGAAGCCGGTGGATCGGGCCGTGTTCCTGCTGGCCTACAAGGAGGCCTATGAACAGAAGTATCCCGAGGCCCGCGCGGCTATCGGCAAGGCGCTGATCGCCAAGCGCTGGGATACGACGGGCATTATGCCCGTCGTATCGTTCGCGGCGCGCGTTGGCGAGATGGCAGGCCAGAACGAAACCACCGTGCGCCGCCAGTATCGGGCCGCAAGCGCTCTCTCACCGGAAGAGATAGCCGCCCTGCGCGACGCGCCGAGATGGGTCGGCTACAAGGATATGTCGGAGATCGGCAAGATCACGGAGCCCGAGGAACGGGAATTCGTGATCGGCAGGCTGTCCGCCGGTGAGGCGAAAACGGTCAAGGCCGCGCGCAAGGCCTATGCGGCGTCCCAAGGCAAGGCCCCGGCCCCGCTGAGCGACAGTGACCAGAAGCTGGCGCGGCTCTCGGACGCCTGGGCGCGGGCCGGGGGGCGCAATCGCCGGAAATTCGTCGAGGCCAATGCTGCCGAGATCGAGGACCTGCTGAACGCGATCTATCGCGGGGAGGATGCCGAATGAGCGACCCGGCCCCCGCACAGGAATGGTGGAGCGCCGCCGAGCTGGCCGCGTCCGGCCTGCCCGACCTGCCCGGCACCAAGCGCAAGGTCAACGAGATGGCCCGGCGCGAGGGATGGGCCGCGATGCCGGGCAAGGTCCGTCGGCGGCGCGGCGCGGGCGGCGGGATCGAGTATCACTGGAGCGTTCTGCCCCTGCGGGCACGGCTCAGGCTGGGGGCCGAGCAGGCCAGTCCCCGGGCGGCGCGCCCGGGCGCAGACGAGGCCTGGGCACGGTTCGAGGCGGCTGGCGACACGGCGCGCGCCGAGGCGGAGCGGCGGCTGGCGGCGCTCTCGGAGGTGGAGGCCTTGGAAGCGGCGGGGCTGACGCGGTCGCTGGCGGTATGCGAGATCGCCCGCAAGCAGGGGTGCGCGGAGACCACGATCTGGAGCTGGTTGCGGATGATCGCGGGTGTTCCTGCCCCGGACCGGCTGGCCTATCTGATCGACGGGCGCGCGGTGCGCCGCAGTGGCGGCACGAGGGTCGAACTGGATGATGCCTTTGTCGCCCTGGTGCGCAGCGACTGGCTGCGGCTGTCGCAGCCGAGCCTGACGAGCTGCTATGACCGCGCCGCGCGCATCTGGCGCGCCGAGAAGCGCAACAGCCCGGTGCCGCCCATCCACCAGGTGCGGCGGCGGATCCGGGCCGAGGTGTCGCGCCCCACCGAGATCTTCATGCGCAAGGGGGCGGAGGCGCTCAAGCGGTTCTATCCGGCGCAGGTCCGCAGCAAGGCCTTCATGGCGCCGATGGAGTGCATCCAGGGCGATTATCACAAGTTCGACGTGTTCGTGCGCTGGCCAGGCATCGAGGCCCCGGTGCGTCCGCAGTTGATGGTCTGGTCGGATGTCTATTCCGGCAAGCTGCTGGCGTGGCGGCTGTCGGACACGGCCAACAGCCACACCGTGCAGCTGGTGACCGGCGATCTCATACGCAAATGGGGCGTGCCGCAGGCGGCGCTGATGGATAATGGCCGCGAATTCGCCGCCAAGGCGATGACCGGCGGCGCGCCCACGCGGTTTCGCTTCAAGATCAGGGATGAGGACATTCCCGGCCTGTTGCCGCTTCTGGGCATCGAGATCCATTGGGCCACGCCCTATGCCGGGCAATCGAAGCCGATCGAGCGGGAGTTTCGCGTTCTGTGTGACCGGGTGGCCAAGCACCCCGCGTTCGACGGGGCCTATACCGGCAACAACCCCACCGCCAAGCCGGAGGATTACGGCAGCCGCGCAATCCCGCTGGAGGATTTCCGGGCGGTGATGGAGGAGGAGCTCGCGCATCACAATGCGCGTCCCGGTCGGCGCAGCGAGGTGGCGATGGGCCGGTCGTTCGACGAGGTGTTCAACGAGGGGTATGCGCGCGCGCAGGTCCGGCGCGCCAGCGATGAGCAGCTGCGCCTGTTCCTGATGCGGGCCGAGGGGGTTCGCGCCAAGACCGACAATGGCGAGCTGAAGCTCTATGGGTCGCGCTACTGGTCGGAGTGGATGTATCGGATCGCGGGAGAGCGGGTGGTTGCCCGGTTCGATGCCGACGATCTGGTTGCGGGGCTCGAGGTCTATGATCTCGGGGGCCGGTATCTGGGCCATGCAGAGTGCCGCGAGGCAGCCCCTTTCCTGAGCGTCGAGGCGGCGCGCGACCACAACCGCAAGCGCGGCGCCTGGGTGAAGGCGCAGAAGGCCGAGGCGCGCGCCGCACGCGAGCTGAGCGCGGCGGAGATCGCGGCGCGGCTGCGCGGGGCGGGGGCGCTCGCTCCCGACGCGCCCTTGCCCGAGGCGCAGGTGCATCAGCTCGTGGTGCCGCACAAGGCCGCGCCGAAGCGGCGGGCGGCAAAGGGGACGGATGACGCGCGCGAGGCGGCGCGCGAGGCGGCGCTGGAGGCGCAGCTGATGCGGCTCGAAGAGCATCGCGCGCAGCCCCGGGAGGCCGATGAGCCGGAAGAGCGGTTCGCCCGCGCGATGGCGCTGGAGCGGGCCCAAGGCGCGGGTGAGGCGCTGACGCAGGCGCAGGAAGAGTGGCTGCGCGATTACCAGACATCGTCGGAATACCGCGCGCACCTGCGCGTCGCGCGCAGGTTCGGCGCGGATAACTGAGAACAGGAGAGCAGCATGACACCATCCATCGCGCCCTTGCGCAACGTCGCAGCCCTGATCGGCCTCGTCGAGCGGGTGCAGAGCCGCGCGTTCGGCCTGCCCGGCATGGCGACGTTCTACGGCCCGTCGGGCTGGGGCAAGACCACCGCCGTCACGGTCTGCGCGAACGAATACCAGGCACATGTCGTGCAGGTCAAAGACTGCTGGACGCCGACGTATTTCGCGCAGGCGATCCTGCGCGAGATCGGCCTGCCGCCGGTGCGTGGTGTCGCGGCCATGGTCGATGCGATCGGCGCGCAGCTGGCGCGCAGCGACCGGCCGCTCATCATCGACGATGCGCAGTATCTCTTGCGCAAGCGGATGATCGAGCTCGCCCGCGACATCTATGAAAGCTGTCAGGCGCCGGTGATCCTGGTGGGCGAGGAGAAGCTGCCCCAGGACCTGACCCGCTGGGAGAACATTCACAACCGCCAGCTCGCCTGGGAGCCAGCGCTCGCCTGCAACATGTCGGACGCGCAGAAGCTGGCGCCGATCTATGCCAGCGGCGTCGACGTGGCGGACGATCTGCTGGCCGCGATCGTGGATGCGTCGGGCGGCTCGATCCGCCGTGTGGCCACCAACCTCGCCTCGGCGCGCGAGATGGCCAGGGGCCGCGGCCGCAGGATTGCCGATCTCGATCTCTGGGGCACTCGCCCTTTCACCACCGGCCAGCCGCCCGTGGTGCGGCGCGTGGAGGATTTCCGCGCCCGCGGCCGGGCCGATCGTGGGGATACCGTGGTGCCCTTGGGCCCTGAGGTGAAGGCGGTGGGCAAATGAGCGATCTGTTCGATGCCATGTGGGCGCAGGTCCGCGACCTGCCCGAGTTCGACTGGGCAGAGCTGTCCAATCGCGGGTGCAGCGCCGAGACGGCGCGGCGATATATCCGTCACTGGTTGAAGGATGGCCGGGTGCGGGTGTCGCGGCTCGGGCCCAACAACAAGCACTATTACAGCCCGGTGCATTTGCCGCCCGCCAGGCCGTTGCCGGTGAGTTCCGAAGCCAGCCCAGAGGGCAACATGTGGCGCGCGATGCGGCATCTGCGGCAGTTCAGCCCCACGGACATCGCCGCACATGCCAATGCGGGCGGTGTGGAGGTGACGGTCGAGAAGGCGCGCGCCTATTGCCGCCAGTTGATCGGCTCGGGGCACCTCAAGGCGCGGCAGACCGCCGTGCCGGGCCGTCGCGAGGCGATCTATCAGCTGATCGATGACAGCGGCCCGCGCCCGCCCAGGCCGGTCCGGCTCGCGGGTATCCTCGATCCGAACACCGGTGCCTTCGCCCCCTCGAAAGGTGGTGCGGCATGAGCGCCGTCGAGACTGCCCGCGAGTTCTGGGGTGAGGGGATCCCCGATTGGGTCGAGGCGCTGGCGCGGGCCTGCGACGAGACCAGCCAGAACAAGGTGGCGCTGCGGCTGGAGCGCAGCGCGAGCCTGGTGTCCAACATCCTTCGCAATCGCTACCCGGCGGATACAAGCGCGGTGGAGGATATCGTGCGCGGCACGTTCATGTCGGGCCGCATCGCCTGCCCGGTGCTGGGCGAGATCGGCACGCATGTCTGCCGCAAATGGCGCGGGCGCGCCGGGCATTTCGAGAACGTGAATGCCCAGTATGTCACCATGTACCGGGCCTGCAACCGCTGCCCCGTTCACAAGGGGGCGCAGGCCGATGCGGGCGCGTGATAACAGCCTCGATGCCGCCGTCGCCGAGCAGGCGCAGAAGGCGGTCCGGGCGAGCGATATTGCCCGGAACCTGGGCGTCACCCCGAACCGCGTTCATAGCGTGCTGAATTTCCTGCGGCGGCACGGAGCGGAGTTCCCGCCGGTCAGGTCAGGCCCGCGGCCCGGTCTGCAGGGGCCGCGCCTGACCCGGCTCAACGCGGAGCTGCGGAGTGCGCTCGCGCCCCATGCCGCCGCGCGCGGCATGAGCGCCCGGGCGCTCGCGGCCCGGATCCTCGAGATCGTGACCCGCGAGGACCTCGTCGATGCGATCCTCGATGACGGGGAGGGCCGGGCATGACCTTCCACGATATCCCGCGCTGGAGCCGTGAGGAGATGATCCGTCTTGCCGCCTCGGGCGTGGCCAAGGTCGATCTGCTCGGCCCGCGCGGCACCACGCTGTGCTCGATGGACGAGATCGCCGCCATGGCGGGCGTCTGCGCGCTGCACGGCGTCGGATCACGGCCTCCTTCAACACCCCCTTCAACAGGAGATGACAATGTCTGAGTTCACCCCCCATCCCATCCCCGACGGTCGCCGCGAGATCGACGGCCATATCTACATGGGCGACGGTCGCGGCGGCTGGCAGCCGGTCGAGACGATCAAGCCGCAGCACCTGCTCGAAGACGAGACCGCCCGCAAGATCGTGGGGTATGCGCTGCCGCTCTCGGCCCAAATCGGGCGCTTCAAGGAACACACCTTCGACGACATCTCTGATTTCGAGGCGATCCTCGAACAGGAATACGGCGCCCGCGTCGGCGGCAAGAAGGGCAACAAGACCCTGATGACCGTCGATCAGCTCTACAAGGTCGAGGTGCGCGTGTCCGACCGGATCGACTTCGGCCCCGAGCTGCAGACCGCCAAGGCGCTCTTTGATGAGTGCCTCAACGAATGGTCTGCCGATGCGCGCGCCGAGCTGCGCGGGCTGGTCTCGGATGCGTTCAACACCGACAAGGAAGGCCAGATCAACCGCGCGCTGATGTTCGTGCTCTTGCGCCGCGAGAGCAGCGATCCGCGCTGGCGGCGCGGGCAGGATGCGATCCGCGACGCGATGCGCGTGGTCGGGTCAAAGACCTATGTGCGCTGCTGGCACCGCGAGAGCCATGACGCGCCCTGGCAGTCGATCCCGCTCGATTTGGCGAAGGTGTGAGATGACGGGCAGCATTCCCAAACGCCCTGCGACCGGGCTATGCTGCGCGTCCGGGGTGCGGTTGCGCCCCGCGCTCTTTGACAGCGTGAAATCCTTTGACTGGCCGGGTCGAGCGGCGGGCTTGAGCACTGTGCTCGCCCGCACGCTCCCCGGCCGGGTCGAGGGGGTCGAAGCCCCGCAATTGACAATCAGAGCGAACCGCTGCATCTTGGTGGCGTTCGATAGCCTTTTCACAGGGGCACGAACCAGACTACCGATGGCGGTTACGCCCCGACACGGCGTCTCACATGAGACGATCCTTCTCCGGGTGCCGCATGCGAATGTCCAGGGCTTCGGCCTAAAGGCATGTGGAGAACTGTCCATCGGCAGGTCTGTGAACACCCGGGGGCTGTGTGCCCCCCGTAACCGATGGAGAACAGACGATGTCTACCAAAGACACCCCAATACCGACCATTCTCGACATTCAGGACAAGGCCCTGCTTTTGCCGGGCCGTCCGCAGTTCTGGACCTCGCACCACATGGCGGAGTTCTATCAGACCTCGCCCGAGCGTGTGGTCCAGCAGATGCGCCGCAATCCGCGCCGGTTTCCGGACGATTTCTGGTTCGAGCTTCGCGAGGACGAAAAGGCGGCTTTGGTCATGCAATTTGCAGGACCAAACCGGGTCAACCGTGGCGTGATGATCGGCTTCACGAAGGCCGGGGCGCTAGCGCTCTCCGGCGTTCTCCGGACACCAGTCGCGGATGCGGTTTCGGTGCAGATCGTCCGCGCCATTGTCGCGATGGAAGAGCAGGCGATCCGCGACGCGGAAGCGATGGTCGAGAAGCTGCGCTGCGATGTGCTGGTCAAAAAGCCGATCTATGTGCGGATCGCACAGTGCATGGCGCGCGGCCTGAGCATCGAGGAGATGCGCCGCGAGACCAGCTACCCGGCGTGGAAGCTGGAGCAGGCCGCGCGCGAGATGCTGTGGCTCGGCATGAGCCCCGAGTTGCCCAAGGGCATGCAGCAAGACCTGTTCGGGAAGGGCTGAGCGATGGAGGGTTACAACCCGGCATGGGCTGCAAGCCTTCATGCGGACCTCGGCGAGAAGTGGATGGAGGCGATCACTTTGCTTGTCGTAGTCCTCGGCTCTCGCTTCGCGTGGGGGTTCCAAGAGAGGGATGCCATCCTTCGCGCGGCGCAGTGGCTCGCCGAGAATGTCGCCGAAGAGGCCATTGCCCAGACCGGCGGCAAGGAAAGGCATCGGTTCGATGCCTGATCCCGATCCGCGCGACGAGTTGCACGAAGCAACCATGGCCCTCTGGGGCGTGGTCAACCTGCTGTCCATGTGCGACGAGCCGGTGGAGCGGCGCGGGATGGAATACATCCTGCGCACCATCCACGACCGGCTGGAACCTGCCAGCGAGGCGCTGCAAGACTTCCGCCCCCGGCAGTAACTGCGCGCGGCCCCTTCTGATCGGGGGGGCCGCGTCATGAACCGGTCCCTCCATAAACTGATCTTCGCCGCCTGCCGCCAGCTGGGCCTCGATGACGACGCCCGGCGCGATTTGCAGGTGAGTGTGACCGGCAAGTCGTCCCTGCGCGACATGGATGATCGCGAGTTGAAGCTGGTGGTCAACCGACTGAAGGAGGCCGGCTTCGAGGACAAGCCCCGTAATCCGCGCCACAAGCCCGCCCCGCGCGCCGATCTGCGGATGATCCATGTGCTCTGGCGCAAGCTCGGGCAGGCGGGCGCGCTGCGCGATCCCACGCGCGACGGCCTCAACAGGTTCATCCGGGCGCGGTTCGGAAAAGTCTGGGGCTCGGTCCCGGCGGATGTGGACATGCTGCGCGAGTGGCGGCTCATCGACGATGTCATCCAGGCGCTGAAATCGTGGGGCGAGCGGGCGGAGATCGATTTCGACTGGGAGGATCACGCGCGATGAAAAAGGTGAATAAAGGTGAATAAAGGTGAATACTGACGTGAATAATTCGCGGTCGCAGTTGGAAAACGAACTGATCGCAACCTTGACGGAAATCTGCCGCGCGGCACCCGCCCTGTCCGAGGAGGCGGAGGAGATCAACGTCGCGGACCCGCATGGCGCGCGCTGCGTCTGGCTCATGAAATACCGCGATTTGCAGCGCGTCGCCCGCCGCGCCCTGCGCGATCTGGGGATCGAGGAATGAAAAAGCCCCGGCATCACGTCACCGATCACGCCGTCATCCGCTATCTGGAGCGGGTGCAGGGCGTCGATATCGAGGCCGTGCGCCGCGAGATCGGGCGGGTGGCGGATGCCGGGATAGAGGCCGGGGCCAATGGCGTGATCAGCGGCGGGTATATCTACGTGATCGCTGGCGTGACGGTGGTGACGGTCCGGCCCCAGCATCAGCCTTGTCTCAGCGGCCGGAGCAGGAGACGTCGCCGTGGAGCATGAGCCGACACATGAACCGACATGGGTCGAGGAGCTGCGCGCCGAGATGGAGCCCGGCCCCGTCGATCGGTTCCTCGCCCGTGCGGGCGGCATGCGCCTCTATGTGCCCGGCCAGCGCCTGTCCGGCAGCCCGCTTGCAACGCTTGCGGGCCGGGATATTGCCAGATGGATATCCGACCGCTACGCTGGCGAATATCTCGACGTGCCCTCGGCCCGCGCCCAGGCGCGCGAGGGGCTCCGCCAGGCGCTGCGCGAGGCTCCGGGTGCCCCGGTGAACGTGCTTGCCAACCGGTTCGGCGTCTCCGCCCGCCGCGTTTTGCAGGTCAAGGCGGAGCTGGCGGAGGAGGAAGAGCCACCCCTCCTCAAGGCCATGCGAAAGGCTTCATCTGAATAAGCCGCCCCCCGGCCTCTATCCTGACCGGGAAAGGGGCCGCCATGCCATCCGTCCAGCAAATCGCCCAAGAGATCGTTGCCCGCGAGGGCGGTTTCGTCGATCACCCGAACGATCCCGGCGGGGCCACGAACTTCGGGGTCACCATCGGGACCATGCGCCGTCTTGGCATCGACCTCGACGGCAATGGCCTGGTCGATACCCGCGATGTGAAGCGGCTTACACGCGCGCAGGCCGTCGATATCTTCATCCGCTTCTACTGGGAGTTGCCGGGGATCAACCGGCTGCCCGAGGCGTTGCAGCCCAGCGTCTTCGACATGCAGGTCAATGCCGGGGCCAATGCCGTGAAGATCCTGCAGCGGATGGTGAGCGAGATGGGTTTTTCCGCCACAGCCGATGGCGTGATCGGGCCCAACACGCTCCGGGCCGTGCAGGCGGCGCATGATGCCGCGCCCGATCATATCGCCGATGCCTATGCCATCGCGCGGCGCAATTACTATTTCCGGCTGGCGGACCGCAACCCGCGCCTGCGGGTGTTTGCCCGCGCGCGCTCGGGCGGCAAGGGCGGCTGGATCAGGCGCGCCGAGGAGTTCATGCATCCGCGCTACCGGCTGACCGAGGCGCAGTTTCAGCGGAGGGTGGCGTCATGGGCTGGCTGAGCGCGATCCTGGGGGCGGTGTTCGGGGGCGGGCGCAATGCCCTTGCCGAGACGGCAGAGGTGTTCCGCCCCAATGCCGAGGCCGCCGACCGGCGCGGGGCCGAGGCGCAGGCGGCGGCGCTTGCACAGATGGCGGCCGAATTCGGCGGTGTGCAGGGGCCGTGGGGGCGGTTCGTCGACGGGCTCAATCGGTTGCCTCGCCCGATGATGGCCTTTGGCTGCATCTTCCTGTTCGGCTCGGCGATGCACGATCCGCTGTGGTTCGCCGAGCGGATGCAGGGGCTCGCGCTCGTGCCGGAGCCGCTCTGGGCGCTGATGGGCGCGATCGTCGCCTTCTACTTCGGTGCCCGCGAGCTGCACAAGTTTCGCGGCGCGGCCATGAGCAAGGAGGCTGCGCGGATCATCGCGCAGGCCCCCGAGGTCGCGCGCAACATCGAGACCATCCGCGCGCTGCGAGACGACAGCCCCGGCGTCGCCGACCCCGGCCCGGACGTAGTGACCGCGCTGGCGGCTCTGACACCAGCGGAAAACCCGGCTATCGAGGATTGGAGACGGCAGGCATGAAGGGAATGGTATTCATCTGGGCGCTTCTTGTGCCCGGCGTGGCGCTGGCGCAGGCCTGTCTGCCGCGCGCGGCGCTGGTCGAGGTGCTGGAGCAGAAATACGACGAGCATCTGCGGATGCAGGCGCTGACCACCTCGGGATCGCTGGTCGAGATGTTCGCAGCCGCGTCGGGCAGCTGGACGATCGTCGTGACGCGGCCCGATGGCATGGCCTGCCCGTTGGCCTCCGGCCAGGGCGTCGAGATGGTGGTACGGCCCGAGGGCGATCCGGCATGATCGACTGGGATATCGTGATCAAGGCGCTGGGGCTGATCCTGCCTGTCATCTCGGGCATCTACGCCTATGTCGCGACGCGGCGAAAGGATGTCGACACCGCCTTTCAGGCCGTCAAGGACCGGATCGACCGGCTGGACGCGCGCGTGGTGCGGGTGGAGGACACGATCGGCTCGATGCCCGGCAAGGATGACATGCATTCGCTGCAGCTCGAACTGGTCAAGCAGACCGGCGCGATGAACGAAATGCGCGCGGTGATGGCGGGCAACGCCAAGATCATGGAGCGGCTGGAAATCATCGTCAGCCGCCACGAGGCGCATCTTCTGGACGGGGGCAAGAAATGAGCGATTACAAGGAGGCCCGCATCGCGCCGCTGATCCGGGCGCATGTGCTTCGGTTTCTGGAGAGCCGCCGCGATCACGAGAGCACGGCGGATATCCTCGTCACGGTGATCAACGGCACGCGCGACGGGCTGAGCGTCTATTACAGCGATGTGGTGGAAGAGCTGCGCTGGCTGGAGCGCAATGGCCATGTCACCTTGCAGGGGGGCGATTTCCTGATCGTGACGGCGACGGATCGCGGGCTTCGCGTTGCGCGCGACGAGGATCGCGATGCCGGGATCGCCTATCCCAGCATGATCCGGGGGGTCTGAGATGCCCCCGCGCCGCAAGGTGGACCTTCTGCCCGAAGAGCTGCGCGCGCGCATCAAGCAGGCGCTGCGCGAGCGGGGCTTCGCAGGCTACGAGGAGCTCACCGCCGAGATCAACGATTGGCTGGAGGAGGCCGGGCTCGAGATCACCCTGGGCAAATCGGCGGTGCATTCCTTCGGGCAGGAATACCAGGAATTCGTCAAGCTGCAGGATGAGGCCGGGAACTGGGCGCGGGGCTGGATGTCCGAGAACGACCTGTCGGACGAGGCGGAGCGGCACCGCGTGCTCTTCAAGATGATGACGACGGTCGCCTTCAAGGTGCTCAAGGCCCAGGCCAACAAGGGCGGCGACGAGATCGATCCGCGCGAGCTGCACTTTCTGGGGCGCATGATGAAGGATGTGATGCAGAGCTCGGGATCCGCGAGCAGATCATGGTCAAGGAGCGCGAGCGCATCGCGGCCGAGGCGGCACAGGCCGCGCGTGATGCGGCGGCGGCGCAGCTCGACAGCGGCGTGGCCACAGGCCGGATCGACGCGGCGGCGGCGCAGGCGGCGCGCGAAGTGATGGGGCTGGCATGATCGCGGACCACGACATGGTGCAGGGCGGCAAGGTGCTGGTGGGCGATCGCAACTGGCGCGAGGGGCCGGTCCTTGTCTCGATCTGCGCCTTCCTGTTTGGCACGCGCGAGCGGTTCATCCATCTTGGCATGCTCTGCACGGTGGCCTGGTGGCGGGGCAAGCCCTATCTGATCGGGCTGAGCGAGGCGCGGCCATGATCCGCGCGATCGAGTTCCCCGATCCGGCCGAGTTTCGGCGCGCGAGGCTGCCGGGCAGCTTTCATATCGACCTGACACAGGGCGGGCCGAGATGCGCGGTGTTCTGGTTCTTCTGCCCCTGCGGCTGCGCGGGGCCCCACCGGATCGAGGTTGGCTTCTGCCACAAGCCGCAGCGTTCCCCGTCCTGGTCATGGAATGGCAAGCTGTCCGAGCCGACGCTCGACCCGTCGGTCAGTCAATCGGTGTGCGGCTGGCACGGCTGGCTGCGCGACGGGTATTGGGAGAGCGTGTGATGGCCAGTCCGGCGCAGGTTGCCAACGATCTGGAGGCGCATGCCAAGTACCTTGAGAAGACGCATTTCAAGACAGTGTCAAAATCCTGCGCACGCGGAGCCGCGACGATCCGCGAGCTTATGGCGCGCGTTGAGGAACTTGAGGCGGCAAATCGCGATCTAGACGAGAAGCTTGGGGACGCCTGGCATGTCTGACCGCGTCATCACCTTCCTGCCCTATCAGAAGCGCTGGCTGCAGGATGCCAGCCGCTTCAAGATCGGCATGTTCACGCGGCGCGGCGGCAAGACTTTCGGGGCGATGGGCGAGGCGGCGGATGACGCGATCCGCGCCGAGATCGAAGGCCGGCGGACCCGCTGGACGATCCTGTCGCGCTCGGAGGCCACGGCCAAGGAGGCGATGGAGGACGCGCTCAAACCCATCGTGCGCGGTTTCTGGGCCGCCTATAACCAGATGGCGCGGGGCGCGGGGCCGGTCTTCGAGGAGGGCGAGTTCCACGCGCCCGAGATGGACGCCACCTACAAGACCCACGAGGTGCGCTTTCCGGGCAGGTCGCGCATCGTGGCGCTCTCGGCCAGCCCCGACGCGGCGCGCGGCTTCGGCGGCAACCTGATCCTTGACGAGTTCGCCTTTCACCGCGACAGCCGCCGCATCTGGGGCAGCGCCTTTCCGGTCGCCGCGCGCGGCGGGCACAAGATCCGGGTGATCAGCACGCCCAACGGCAAGGGCAACAAGTTCTACGAGCTGATGACTGCCGAGGACAGCAATTGGTCGCGGCATGTTGTCGACATTTACCAGGCCGTTGAACAGGGGCTTGACGTCGATATCGACGAGCTGCGCGCGGGCATGGCCGATGAGGATGCCTGGGCGCAGGAATTCGAGCTGCAATGGCTCGACGAGGCGGCGAGCTGGCTCGACTATGATCTGATCTCGGGCTGCGAGCATGGCGCGGCGGGCGATCCGGCGGGCTATGTCGGCGGGCCGGTCTTCGTGGGCGTGGATATTGCCGCGCGCAACGACCTCTTCGTGATCTGGGTGCTCGAGGCGGTGGGAGACGTGCTCTGGACGCGGGAGATCATCGCGCGCAAGCGGATCAGCTTTGCCGAGCAGGATCAGCTGCTGGCGGAGGTGTTCCGACGCTACCGCGTGGCGCGCTGCGCCATCGACCAGACCGGCATGGGCGAGAAGCCCGTCGAGGACGCGCAGCGCCGCTATGGCTCTGTCCGGGTGCAGGGCGTGCTCTTCACCTCCCCCGCCAAGCTCGACATGGCCACCACGCTCAAGGAGCAGATGCAGGACCGGCGCTTGCGCATTCCCGAGGGCGATCCGGTCCTGCGCGCCGATCTGCACGCGATCCGCTCGCGCGTGGGCCCGACCGGCATCCGGCGGCTGATCTCGGACGGCGAGACGGATGGCCATGCCGACCGCTTCTGGGCCGCCGCGCTGGCGGTGTCGGCGGCGGATGGCGGCGAGGGGGTGATCGACTATCGCGGCACCGGTCCGCGTCCGGGCATGACGATCGGGGATTTCACCGGCGCGATGGGCGGGCAGCGGAGGGGCTTTGGCCGGGGCCGCGGCGGCCTGGATTTCGGAGGGTTCGGAGATGGCTAGAAAGACCTCGACCATGCGGCTGCGATCGGTGCGGCTGCGCAACCCGATGGAACTGGCCGGGATCGGGGGCGGGCGCGACATCACCCGGCCGTGGATCGGCCCGCTGCTGGAGCCCACGGACCCGATCCTGCGCGCGCGGGGTGGCGGCAGTTTCGACATCTACAGGCCGATCCTGACCGATCCACAGGTCAAATCGGTGATGACGCAGCGGATATCGGCCGTCACCAGCCGCGAATGGGAGGTGGTGGCGGGCGACGAGAGCCGGGCCGCCGCCCGCGCCGCCGACTGGTTGCGTGACGAGCTGGCCGCCATGAAGTTCGACCGGCTGACCGAGAAGATGCTCTGGGGGCTCTTCTACGGCTACTCAGTCGCCGAGCAGATGTTCCGCCGCGACGGGCAGGTCTGGGGATGGGAGGAAATTCGCGTGCGCGACCGCGTGCGGTTCCGCTTCGACGAGGAGTGCGGCCTGCGCCTGCTGACCATGTCCAAGATGCTGGTGGGTGGGGAGATGCCCGCCGAGAAGTTCTGGGTGTTCTCCACGGGTGCCGATCACGATGACGAGCCCTACGGCCTCGGCCTTGCGCATTGGCTCTACTGGCCGGTGTGGTTCAAGCGCAACGGGCTGAAGCTGTGGCTCATTGCGCTGGACAAGTTCGGTATGCCGACGGCGCGGGGCAAGTATCAACCGAGCGCGAGCGAGGAAGATCAGAAGAAGCTGCTCGACGCGGTCATGGCGATCCGCTCGGAGGCGGGGATCATCATTCCCGAGGGCATGGATATCGAGCTCTTGTCCGCGCCCTCGGGGGCCAGCACGCTCGACTATAAGGCGCTGCATGACACGATGGATTCCGCGATCTCGAAGATCGTGCTGTCGCAGACCATGACGACCGATAACGGGTCGAGCCGCAGCCAGGCGGAGGTCCATGCCGATGTCGGCGATGCGGTCAAGAAATCCGACGCGGACCTTGTCTGCCAGAGCTTCAACGAGGGACCGGTGGCGCGGTTGTCGGAGTTCAATTTTCCGGGCGTGGCCCCGCCGAAGGTCTGGCGCAAGATGGAGGACCCCGAGGATACCGCCTCGGCGGTGGACCGCGACGCCAAGCTGCACGCCATCGGCTGGCAGATGACCGAGGAGCGCGTGAAGGAGACCTATGGCGACGGCTATGAGCGCGCCCCCCATGCTGACAGCCCCGGTGCGGAGGCGGCCCCGGAGGCGGGTTTCGCCGAACATGACGGATCGCTTGCCGGTCCGCTCGGCCCGGTCGCGGAGCGGCTGGCAGAAGAGGCCACGGCCCCGATGCTGGCGATGCTCGAACAGATCGAGGCGATGCTGGAAACCGCAACGAGCCTCTCCGAGTTCCGTGAGCGCCTGCTGGCCGCGTTCCCGGACATCGACGACGCCGCTCTCCGCGATGTGATCGCCGATGCCCTGACAGCGGCCCATGCCGGAGGCCGCGCGGCGCTGGAGGAAGACAGTGGCTGATCTTTCCGCGACGTTTCGGCGTCCGTTCCGAGAACAGATCGCCGCCTTCCGCCTTCGCTTGGGTAACCTTGTGCCGACGGCGCGGTGGGATGACATCACCCGCGCCCAGCACGACCGCGCCTTCATGGTGGCGGGGGCGCAAAAGGCGGACCTGCTGGCCGATCTGGCGGCATCGGTGGACAAGGCCATCTCGCAAGGCACCTCGCTCGAGGAATTCCGGCGCGACTTTCGCGCCACCGTCACCCGGCGCGGCTGGCACGGCTGGACGGGGGAGGGCAGCACGCGCGGCGAGGCCTGGCGCACGCGGGTCATCTACCGCACGAACATCGCCACGAGCTATGCGGCGGGTCGCATGGCGCAGCTCGTCGAGGGCAATTTTGCGTTCTGGATCTACCGTCACGGCGGATCGACCGAGCCACGCGTGATCCATCTGGGTTGGGACGGGCTGGTCTTGCCGCCCGATCACCCGTTCTGGATCACCCATGGTCCACCCAATGGCTGGGGCTGCAGCTGCTACGTGATCGGTGCGCGCAGTGAGGCCGGGGCGCGCAGGCGTGGCGGCGATCCCGACAAGCGCCTGCCGCCGAATTGGCAGGCCCTCGATCCGCGCACCGGGGCACCCGTTGGCATCGACAAGGGCTGGGATTACACGCCCGGGGCCAGCGTGACGGATGATATCCGGACGATGGCAGCCAAGGTTGTCGACTGGCGGTATAGCCTCGCGGTGGCCTACCTGACCAGCCTGCCAAACAGGACACGGGACCCTCTGATAGAAGGATACCGGGGCCTGCCGTCCCTGGCCGATCAAATCCGGCGATACGCGGCGCGCGTCGAGGCGGCGAACACCGTGGCCGCACGAAGAACAATTTCGGAAACGGAGCCAATCCGGACCCTCGGGTTGATGACCACTGCGCAGGCGCGGCGCTACCGCGAGGGTGCGCAGCGCGATCTGGACCGATACGACGTGGCCATGGACGCGGATGCCATCCGGCATGTTTTTGCCCGACACGGGAACCGGGAGCGCGAAGCGGCGCGGGGGCAGATAGCGGTCACCCCGGCAGATTTTGGTCGGTTGCCAGAGATATTTCAGAACCCGGACAGCTTTGAATGGATGGATGCCCGTAGCGTGCAGTCACGGGTCTTGCGCCTGACCAAGGCAATCGGCGCTCGGCGCCATGTCGCGCATTTCGTCTTGCGGCCGCGTCGCCAGCGGCTCGTGCTCTTGACGTATTGGGTGGAAAACATCGGCTGACCTCTCCCGTACGCCCCTACGCGATCCCGCAACCTGAATGCGGTGGGTGGATGCACAGCCGACAACAGGAGAATAGCCATGATCACCGTCGAAATCAATGAAGAGGACATCAGCCGGGCGCTCGCCAGGGTGTCCGCGGCCCTGACCGACATGACACCGGTGATGCAGGACATCGGCGAGCTGATGGTCGACAGCACCCGGCAGAACTTCACGGACGGCACCGATCCGGACGGCACTTCCTGGGCGCCCAAGAGCGCGGCCACGCTCGAGGCGTATCGGCGGCGCGGCGACGGCCAGCCCACCCGGCCCCTGATCGGCCCCTCGCGCACCCTCTCGACCACGATCAATGCCGAGCCGTCGGCGGACCGCGTCGTTTGGGGGTCGAATGTGATCCAGGCCGCCGTGATGCAGTTCGGGGCCGAGGCCGGGGAGTTCGGCGCGCGCATCGGGCGGGACAAGAACGGGCGCGAGTTCGTCATGTCGATCCCCTGGGGGGCCATCCCCGCGCGCCCCTATCTCGGGGTCGGCCAGGAGGACAGGGACGCGATCGTCGCCACCATCGAGGAGTATCTCGAGACCGCCGCCGGACCGTGATCCCGGTGCGTGTTTCGGGCCAAATCCGCCGCGGGAGACACCTGTCACCGCCGCCACGCCCCCCGATACCCCCTCAGAGCGCCGTTAAATACCCTTTCAATACCCATCTCGGGCCGTCCGCGACCCAACCCCCGCGCGCGCCGAAGGCTCACTCAGCGGGCCGCTCAGCGCCTCTGCCCGAAGGAGGCTTGCCCGGCCCCCATGCCAGGCGCTAGGGTGACGGCAGGCGCGGGATGCCTTGCCTGGCCTTTCCGGTGAAGCCCTTCATCTGACATGCCCGCGTGTCCCGGCCTAGTGTCGGGCCATGACAAAGCCGCTTCACATTTTCCGCGCCGGTCGCCACACCGCCCAGTCGGGCGCAAGCCTCGAGTTCTCCGAGGCCGAGGTGGGTGCGATTGCCGCCGCCTACGATCCGGCCCTGCACGAGGCCCCGATCGTCGTGGGCCATCCCCGCACCGACGCGCCCGCCTATGGCTGGGTGAAGAGCCTGCGCGCCGAGGGGGCCGAGCTCTTTGCCGAGCCAGACCAGGTCGAGCCAGCATTTGCCGAGATGGTCCGCGCGGGCCGCTTCAAGCGGATATCGGCCTCCTTCTATCCGCCGAAGTCCGCCGCCAACCCCGCGCCGGGCAGCTACTACCTCAAGCATGTGGGCTTCCTGGGCGCCCAGCCCCCCGCCGTGAAGGGGCTGAAAGCGGCCGAGTTCGCCGAGGATGGCGAGGCGGTGACGGTCGAGGTCGCGTTCTCGGAGGCCGAGATCGCCGGGGTCGCCTCGGCGGGCTTTGGCGGGCTGCGCCGGGTGGTTTCCGGCCTGCGCGACTGGCTGCTCTCCTCGCAGGGCCAGGAGGTGGCCGACCGGATCGTGCCCGCCCATGAGCTGGAGGGTATCCGCACCACCGAGGAATTCATGCGCAACGTGATGGAGCGCGAGGCGCGTCCCGACGCGGCCTTTGCCGAGACCGATCTCTCGCGCCGCCTCAACGCCCGGCTGGATGAGCGCGCCGGGGATGCCGCCGCGCGCTCGGCGCTGATCGACCGCATGGCCGAGGAGGCGGGGATCGCGCGCGGCACCGTCCTGCAAATCCTGCGCGGCGAGATCGCCACGCCCCCCGAAGAGCGCCTGCGCGGTTTCGCGAAGGTGCTTGGCCTCAAGGCCGCCGATCTGATCGACCTGGTCGATCTGGCCGAAACCCGAGAAGGAGAGAGTGACATGTCCGGCACGGACAAGCAGACCCCCGAAGACCGGCAGGCCGCGCTCGACGCGCGCGAGGCCGAGATCGCCGCGAAGGAAGCGGCCTTTGCCGAGAGCCGCGCGAAGGTGCGCCGCAATGAGGACGCGGCCCTGCTCGATGCGCTGGCCAAGGACGGGCGCATCGCCCCCGGCCTGAAGGGCGAGATGGCGGCCTTCATGGAGCATCTTGATGCCGAGGAGGAGGTCAGCTTTGCCGAAGGCAAGGCGGCCAGCCCGCGCGACTGGTTTCGTGATCTGCTCGCAAAGCAGGCCAGGCCGCTGATCGATTTCAGCGAGCGCGCGGGCGGCGAAGCCGTTCCGGACATCAAGACCCATACCGATATCACCGCTGCCGCCAAGCGCCTCATGGGCGATGCCGAGAAGGACGGGCGCGCGCTCAGCTTCTCGGAGGCGGTGCGCCAGATCGCAGACACCATGGAGGCCGACAATGCCTAACCCCGGACCGTTCATCAAATCCTGGCGCGCGGAGGTGGCGATCGCCGGCCGCACGGTCGTGAAATTCGGCGCGGCGGGCGGGGTTGTCCCCGCAACCGCCGCCGCCGATGCCGCCATCGGCATCACCGATCAGCTCGACGCGGCCCCCGGCGACATGGTCGACGTGATCATGTCCGGCTCGGCCGAGGCCGCGCTGGCGGGCACGGTCAGCGCAGGCGCGCCCGTTCGGGGCGGCGCGGGAGGGGCCGTTGCGGCTGCCGCCGGCGCTGGCAACGTCGCCATCGGATACGCGCTGCAGGCGGGTGTGTCCGGCGACATCATCGACGTGGCCATCGCGCGCCACTCCGTCACCTGATCTGCGAGGAGCCGATCCATGAGCACCCCCACTCCCTTCGCCGTCGATCCGGTCCTGACCGCGATCGCCGTGAATTACCGCAACCCCGACGTGGCCTTCATCGCCGATCAGCTGATGCCCCGCGTTCCCGTCATGTCGCCCGAGTTCAAGTGGACGTATTTCCCGCCCGACCAGATGTTCACGGTCCCCGACACCGAGGTCGGCCGCAAGGGCGTGGTGAGCCAGGTCGAGTTCACGGGCAAGGAGCGCACCTCGAGCGTGAAGGATTACGGTCTCGACGATGTCATCCCGCAGCGCGACATCGACACCGCGCGCAGCCTGCGCGCCGCCGGCAACTCGGCCTTCGACCCGGAGGCGCGCGCGGTCGAGGGGCTGGCGCACCTGCTGATGCTCGACCGCGAGAAGCGCGTGGCCGCCATGGTGCAGGACGAGGCCAACTATGACGCCGACAAGAAGGTGGTCCTGTCGGGCGCGGGCAAGTTCAGCGATCCCGCCTCGGACCCGATCGGCGTGATCTCGGCGGCGCTCGACGCGACCTTCATCATGCGCCCCAACGTGGCGGCGATGGGGCGCACGGCCTGGACGGCGCTCTCCACGCATCCCGATATCATCAAGGCCGTCAACCGCACGTCCGGCGACAAGGGCCGCGCCAGCCGCGAGGCGGTGGCCGAGATCTTCGAGCTCTCGGAGATCCTCGTGGGCGACAGCTATGTCAACGCCGCGCGCAAGGGCCAGACGGCCGCGTTCGAGCGGGTCTGGGGCGGCAATATCGCGCTCATCCACCGCAACACGCAGGCCGGGCCGGACGGGGCATCCCCCGCCTGGGGATGGACCGCGCAGTTCGACGGGCGCGTTTCGGGACGGTTCTTCGACCCCAAGGTGGGCCTGAAGGGCGCGACCACGCTGCGCGTGGGCGAGCAGCTCCGCGAGGTCATCGCGGCCCCGGCGACCGGCTATCTGATCGAGGGGGCCGTGTGATGACCTACCGCATCCTGCGCACCGTGATCGCCGCCGCCCGGCTGGAGGCCGGCGCCGAGGTGGAGGCCGAGGAGATCGGCTCGCCCGCGGATGTCGCCCGGCTGATCGATCTGGGCGCGATCGAGGAGGTCGGGATCGACCTCGCGTCCGATCCCGCCCTGGCCGAGATGGACGACGCGCTGCGCGTGGCCCTGATCGGGGCGATCAATACCCTGCCCGGCGATGCCTTCGACACGGGCGGCAAGCCAAAGGTCAAGGCGCTGGAAGCGGCGCTGCCCGAGCACAAGGACCGGATCACCGCCGCGCTGCGCGACGCGGTCTGGGACGAGATGAAGGCGGCCGCCTCAGCCGCGCCCTGAAATTCCGGAGCGAAAGGATCAATCGCGAACCTCACGGGCACACAGGGCAGATATGACACCCCTCCGGAGGCGATCCGAGTAGGCGCGGCCCCCGCGAGTTGGAGCCTGCAACGTCTGAGCCATGGACGTGACAGCCGGGAGAGACCGGCACTGATCTGCAAGGAGGCCAAGACCCATGTCCGACACGATCCCGAGCACCGATGACGCCCGCGTGACCAACAGTCCCGTCCGCCACGCCTACCGCACGCTCAGCGATGCCGAGAAGGCGCAGGTGGAGGCCGTCAAGGATCTGGGACGGGCCCTGCTCGACGTGATCGCCGCGAACCAGGGCCGAGAGTTCGCCATCGCGCGCACCAGGATCGAGGAGGCCGTGATGTGGGCCGTCAAGGGGATCACCGCCTGATGCCCGTGCTGTCGCCCCAGGACATGATCGACCGGTATGGCGAAAGCTTTCTGACCGATGTGACGGCGCGCGACAGCGCCCCCGGCGTGATCGACGCCACCGTGATGCAGACCGCCATCGACGACGCCATCGCCCTCGTCGAGAGCCATGTGTCAGGGCTTTACGATGTCGCCAACCCGCCCCGCGCGCTGACCGCACATGCCGCCGCCATCGCATGGTTTCGCCTGCTGGGCGCGCGCGCGGCCACCTTTGACGGTGCACGGGAAGGGCATGACGACGCGATCGACTTCCTTCGCCGCGCGCGGCGCGGCGAGGTCTCGCTCGGCGACGAGACCCCGGCAGATACGGCCCGCGGTGCCGGGCACGCCCCGCGCGTCTCCGGCCCCGCGCCGGTCTTTTCGCGCGACAGCTTCGAGGGGTTCTGAGATGATCGCGCCGGTCATGGCCCGGATCGAAGCGGAGGTGCCGGAGCTCGCGGGCCGGGTCGAGGGCGGGCGCGCCTTTGTCGAGCTGATCCGCGCGCGCAAGCTGCCCGCGCGCTCGATCGCGGCCTATGTCTTTCCCTCCGGCCTCACGGGCGCGCGCCCCGATGCCGCCGCCGGGGCCTTTGCTCAGATGCTGACCCACCGCACCAGCGTGGTGCTCTTCGTGCAGAGCCTTGACCGGACCGGGTCCACGGCGCTCGACCGGATCGACGAGGTGCTGATGGCCGTGGTGCGCGCGCTCGCGGGCTGGGCCCCGGGCGGTGAGGTGGGTGTCTACCGCTTCGAGCGCGGCCAGCTTGTCGAGAGCGGGGCCGGGCGGCTCGCCTACCAGCTCGATTTTTCCATCGATGACCAGATGAGGATCCTGAGATGACCAGATTGCCGACCAGCGGCGGGGCCTGGACCCGCGACGACAAGGGCGCGCTGATCCGCCCCGGCGCGGAGGCCCAACCCTCGCCCAAGCCGAAACCCGAGACCAAGGAGCCGTCGAAATGAGCCTGATCTGGAGACGCAAGGTCCTGCTCGCGAAGCTGGAAGCCACCTATGGCTCCGACGCCGCGCCCGCGGGCAGCGATGCGATCCTCGCCACCGATGTGCGCCTCTCGCCGATGCAGGGTCAGGACCTGGACCGCAACCTCGACACGCCGCATGGCGGGCCGACCGGCACGATCCCGGTCGATCTGCACCGCAAGATCACGTTCAAGGTCGAGCTGGCAGGCTCCGGCACCGCCGGGACCGCGCCGCGCTGGGGCCGCCTGTTGCGCGCCTGCGGCTGCGCCGAGACCGTGACGGCAGCCACGTCGGTCGTCTATAACCGCGTCTATTCCGGGCATGAAAGCGTCACGCTGCATCTCAATATCGATGGCACGCTCTATGCCATGGTGGGCGTGCGCGGCACGGCCAGCTTCGATATCTCGGCCTCGGGCATTCCCTATATCGAGTTCGACATGACCGCGCTCTACGTCGCCCCGGCGGACAGCGCGATCCCCACGCCGAGCTTCACCGGCATCCCCGATCCGCTGGCCGCCTCCGATGTGAACACGCCGGATTTCACCATCGACGGCACGGCGCTGGTGATGCGCAGCTTCAAGCTCAGCCTCGCCAACCGCGTCGAGGCGCAATTCCTGATCGGCGCGGAGGAAATCTTCCTCGACGGGCACGAGAACGCCATCGAGACGCGGGTACGCGCGGTGCCGCTGGCCACATTCGACCCGTTTGCCATGGCCGCCGCGCAGGCGAAGGTGGCCGTCGCCCTGACGCATGGCGCCACGGCGGGAAATATCGTTGCACTGGCCGTGCCGCGCGCGCAGATGCAGCGCCCCGAGGGGCTGGAGGATGGGCAGGGCCGCAAGGAATGGCCGCTGCGGCTCGTGCCTCTGCCCAGCACGCATTCCGCCGCCGATCAATGGTCGCTGACCGTTACCTGACCCTTTGAATGAGAGTTCAACACCATGTTCAAGATCGACCAGAACCCCAGTTTCACCCGCCGCGTCGAGATCAAGGTGCCCGCCGATGGCGGCCACGAGTTGCAGGACATGTCGGTCACGTTCCGCGTGCTGCCCGATGACGAGATCGAGGCCTTCGACATGCGCACCGCGCGCGGCGAGCGCGAGTTCCTCTCGGCCACCGTCTCCCATCTCGACGATGTCGAGGATGAAGACGGCCGCAAGCTGCCCTATTCGGACGGGCTGCGCGACCGGCTGATCGCCCTGGCCTATGTGCGGGTGGCGCTGATCAACGCCTATTACGCCGCGCTGATGGGGGCGCGGGTAAAAAACTGACATGGGCCGGTCAGGCCTGGGCGCGCGGCGATCTGATCGGGACGGAGGCGGGCGATGACGAGGAGGACGAGGCCGCATTCTGGGGCATCGATGCCGCATCGCTCCGCCGCGATCCCGGCGGCGCGGGCGTCTGGCCGGTCAATGCCGCCGCCGTGCGCGCCTTTCTCGCGGTCTGCAACCAGTGGCGCGTGGTGCCGGCGGGCCTCGCCGGGGCGCGGGTGATCGGGCTCGACTATACCGCCGCGCGCGCCGGGCTGCGGCTGGCCGGGATCGGCATCACGCCCGATCTCTGGGCGGCGGTGCAGGTGATCGAGGGCGCGGCTGTGGCCGCGATGACGGAGAGATGAGATGACGCTGCGCCTCCAGGGCGAGATCCTCATGGACGCCGACCAGGCGAAGGCGGAGCTGCAGGCAACCGGCACCGCCGCCAAGGGCGCCGCGCAGGACATGCGTGGCATGGGGGCGCAAGGGACCAATGCCGCGCGCGGCGTGGGCCAGCTCGGGGCCGCGGCGCGGGCCTCGGCGACGGGCCTCGCCGCCGCCGGCCGTGCCGCCGAGGTCAACGCGGCCGCGGCTCGGAAGGTTTCCTCGGCCAACCGGCTCGCCGCGGGCTCCATGGGCAACCTCGTGGCCCAGGGCAATGACGTGATCACCATGCTGGTGGCGGGTCAGAACCCGATGCAGCTGGCATTCCAGCAGGGCACGCAGATCACCCAGGTGATCGGCCCGCTGGGCGCGGCGGGGGCGTTCCGCGCACTCGGCGGCGCGGTCCTGTCGATGCTGAGCCCGATCAACCTGATCACCATCGGCGCGCTGGCGGCGACGGCGGCGGTGGTCAACTGGTTTACGGCCTCGTCGGACGAGGCCGAGAGCTTCGAGAAGCGCATCGAGGCGCTTGGCAGCCGCATCGACAGCCTGCGCGAGAAGATCGCGGATGCATCGGCCACGCGGTTCGAACTGGCCGAGCGCTTCGGCCAGGGGTTCGTGGACCGCGCCGAGACCCTGCTGGACCGGATCGTGGAGGCCGAGAAGAGGCTGGCGCGCCGGACCACCGGCAACGCGATCGAGGGGTTTCTCGGCGAGACCGGGGTCGACTTCGCGCGGATCAACCGCAACCGCGCGGCATCGCCGCAGGCGGTCGATGCCGGGATCGATGTCGCCGAGGGCAACGCGCGGTTCGCGCTGGCCCGCGAGCTCGGGCTGACGGAAGGGTTGTTCGGACGGCTGAGGGGCGAGAGCCGCGCGCTGGTCAATGATGTCCTCGGCGACATGGCAGCGCTGCAGGCGGCGGCAACCGGCACGGTGGAAGAGCAGGCCGCGGCCCTCGATGCGCTGATCGAGAGCTACCGCGCGGCGGCGAACGCGGTGGACGGGTTGACCGAAGCGGAAGACGCGCGGCTCCTGACCCTCGAGCAGATGCGGCTGGAGCTGCAGGCGGTTCTGCGGGAGCAGGATCGGGACCCGGCGCAGATCCGGGCGGCCAACGAGATGGCCGAATCCCTCGACCTCCTCGTCAAGGCGGCCAATGAGCAGATCCGGGCCAACCAGGCCGCGCAGGACATGCTGGCGACGATGACCGAGCAGAACGCGCTGGCCGAGGCGATCGCGCGGTTCGGATCCGACAGCGCGGCGGTGACGAGGCTGCGGGCGGAGTTCGCGCGCGACGCGAAGCTCGAGGAGATCGCGGCCCTGCCCGTGAGCGAGGCCATCAAGCAGGAGCTGCGCGACGCGGCACAGCACGCCTTCGAGATCGCCACCTCCGACATGTCCGGCACCATCCGCGCGGCCGGTGACGAGGCCGCGCGCCTCGCGGCCGAGATGCGCGGCGCGGTCGGGGCGCTGGAGCAGCTGAAGGATACCGATGCGTTCAACCTCGCCCGCGCCCGCATCGCTGCCGAGTTCCGCGACGATCCGGTCAAGCGCGCCGGGGCTCTCGCGGGCCTGCGCTTCGACCGCCTCGCCGCGCCGATCATCAATGCCAGCGACGGCGACGTGGCGACGCTCGAGGCGCTCGAACGCGACCGGGCGGCGGCCATCGCCCGCGCCGAGGAGATCGCACGGGAAACCGAACGGGGACGCCCGCCGTCGCGGCGGCGATCGGGCAGTGCGGAGGAGCGCGAGCGCGTGGCCCTGGAGCGACTGATCGAGGCCAAGCGGCGCGAGCTCGACGTGCTGCGCGAGACCGACCCGGTGCAGCGCGAGATGCTGCGCCTGCGCGAGCGGCTCACCGCCGCCACGCCCAAGCAGCGCGAGGAGATCGAGGCGCTGATCGAGGCGCATTTCGCCGAGATCGCGGCGATGGAGCGCAAGGAGGAATTCCGCGACATACTGGGCGATGTGCTCTTGCAGGCCGAGAGCCTCGAGGATGTCTGGAAGGGGATCGGCGACGCGGTGATCCGCGCCGCGCAACAGGCGCTCATCTTTGGCCAGGGGCCCCTTGCGGGGCTGCTTGGCGGCGGAGGCGGCGGCGGGTTGGCCGGGGGACTGGTGGGCGGGGTCTCGGACCTTTTCGGCCTTTTCTCCGGTGGATCGCTGATCAATTTCGCCGCGGGCGGCCTGCCCGCCGATCTCATCCCGCGCTTCGCGGAGGGCAGCGCGCCGCGCACCCCGCGCCCCGGCCTCGTGCTGGGCGAGGGGACGGGCCGCTCCGACAGCATCCTCGCGCGGATCAGCGCGGGCGAGTTCATCGTCAATGCCCAAGCCACGGCGCGCAACCGGCCCCTGCTCGACGCGATCAATTCCGGCGGCCGCCTGCCGGGCTTCGCGGGGGGCGGGCTGCCGCTGTCCCTGCCGGGTCCGGCATCCGGGGGCGGCGGCGCGCAGGCGGGCGGCGCGCTGTCGTCCTCGCCGGGCGTCACGCGCATCCTGATCGAGCCGAGCGAGCTCTTTCGCGTCGTGGCCGAGGAGCGCGCGCGCGGCGTGGCGGTGGAGGTGGTCGATGACTTCTCGGCGCAGCAACTGCCCGCGCGGGTCGAGGCGATCCGGCGCGATCCGTTGGGGAGGGGGTGATGGTGGCGCAATCCTGGCCGATCCCGGTAGACGGCTTTTTCGACCTCCTGGGCGTCCAGTCCGCGAGTTTCGGACTGCCCGGCGATTTCTCGCCCTCGATCACCGGCGGCGGCGAGGTGATCCGGCACCGCCGCGGGGGGCGGCTCTGGCAGGGCGAGGTGGAGCTGGGGCGCTCCGAGCATGTCGATATCGCGGCGCAGACGGCACTGATCGAGCATCTGCTGGAGCCGGGGGCCTCCTTCATGATCTACGACCGGCGCCTCGCCGCGCCGCAGGACCCGACATTTCCCGAAGAGATCGACTGGTCGGCGCGGACCGTCACCATCGCCTCGCTGCAATCCGGCGCGCGCGAGCTGAGCCTGTCGGGCCTGCCCGGCGGCTTCACGCTGCGGCGCGGACAGATGATCGGCTTTGCCTATCTCACCGCGCCGGTCCGTCACGCCGTCCACCGCATCGTCAGCGCCACGGTCACCGCATCGCCGGGCGGCGTGACCCCGGCCTTCGAGGTGACGCCATTCATCCGCCCCGGCGCGCTGGTCGGAACCCCGGTGATCCTCGACCGCCCCGCGCTCAAGGCCGTGATCCTCAAATGGGAGCCGGGCCGGGGCCTCTCGAAGGTGACGCAAGGCGGACGGTTCGCCTGGATGCAGACATTGCGGGGGCGCGCGGATGAGCTTTGACCAGGCCCAGATCGCGCAATTGGCGGAGCGACGCGGGACGGACGCGCAGATCCTCGTGCTGGTCGAGCCGCGCGACCGGGTGAGCGGAGAGACCGTGCCGCTCGGGTTCTGGAGCGGAGACGATCATCAGAGCTTCACCGTCGAGGACGGGACACATCTGTTCTTCGGGGCGGGCGCGATCATCGAGGTCCCCCCCATCCGCGCGGGCATCGGGCTCGAGGTGCGCCGTCACCGGGTGATCCTGCCGCCGCTCCTCGACGAGGTGAAACTATTCCTGCAGAACTTGCAGGCCGCGCAGGCGCGGGTGCGGGTCTGGTCGCAGGTGATGGACCTCGACAGCGGGTTGCCTCTGGGCCTGCCGCGCCGGGTGATCAAGGGGCGGCTGGAGCGCGCGCCCGAGACGCTCGGCAAGATCGGCGATCAGTCGCGCACCGAACTGGTGATCGCTTCGGCCGCGCGCGCGCTGACCTTCGCCCAACCGGTCTTCAAGTCGGATGCGGAGATGAGGCGCCGCGCGCCGGGCGACCGGTTCCGCGAACATGGCGACGTGATCGGCGACATCCCGATCCCCTGGGGGCAGGCCACCGTGCGGCCCGCGATGCTGCTCCCGCCGAACCCCGGCGAAAAGGACCCCTCGGAGATCGGCGGATGACAGGGCGCGAGACACGTCTGCGCGAGTTCCTGGCGGCACGGCGGTCGCGCGCGTTCCGGCCCTCGGGGATGGATTGCGCGATGCTGGCCGCGGACTGGGTGCTCGAGATCGCCGGATGGGACCCGGCCCTGCGCTGGCGGGGGCAATACAGGACCCTCGCGGAAGGCCGCGCGCTCATCGCGCGGGACGGCTATGCCACGCCCTCCGACGTGCTGGCCCCGATCCTGGTCGAAGGGGCCGGATGGATGCAGGCGCGCAGCGGCGATATCGCGGTCGTGATCGAGCGCGGCGAGGAGGTGCTCGGGATCGTCGGCGGAGGGCATGTCCATGCGCCGCAGCCCGGTCGCGGGCTCGGCGCGGTGCCGCTTGACCGCGCGATCCGGATCTACCGGCCATGAGGGCGCTCTGGCTCGTCCCGCTGTTCTGGCTGGCCATGGCCGCGCCCGCCCAGGCCGGGCCCCTGGCCGGTGTGGTCGCCGCGATCTCGGCGGCGGTCAAGGCCAGCGCGCTGCTGGGAATAGGGCTGCGGATCGTCGGTTCCATCGGTCTCAACCTGATCCAGCAACGCCGGGCAAAGAAGGCGCGCAAGTCGCGCGAGCCGGGTCTGCAGGTCTCGGCGACAACGCGCGGCGGCACCGAGAGCGAAAGCATGGTCATCGGGCGCTACGCGACCAAGGGGCACCTGATCTATCACAACAGCCACGGCAAGAACAACAAGTTCTACCAGGTGGTGATCGAACTTGGCGGGCTGCCCGGCGTGACGCTTGAGCGCGTCGCCATCGACGGGGCCTGGTCGGACCTGCACGACACGCTCCATCCCCAATACGGCCAGCCCATCCTCGCCAAGCGCGAGGGGCTGGTCGATCATGCCTGGGTGCGCTTCTATGACGGCACGCAGGTGCAGGCCGATCCCGATCTGGTCGCGCAATATTCCGGGCGTGAGACTATCCCCTGGACCACAGATCACATCGGCACCGGCATCCCCTATGCCATCGTGACGATGAAGGTCAGCTCCAACGTGTTCCCGAACGGGGCGGCGGACCTTCGCTTCGAGTTGCAGGCGGGACGGCTCTACGATCCCCGGAAGGACAGCAGCGTCGGCGGCACCGGCGGCCAGCGATGGGATGACCCCGCGACCTGGGCGGCCTCGCGCAATCCGGTCGTGATGATCTACAACATCATGCGCGGGATCCGCATCACCCCGGAATGGATCTGGGGCGGGGACGCCGAGGCCGAAGACCTTCCGCTCGCATCCTGGGTCCCGGCGATGGATCGCTGCGATCTCGATATCGGCGGGCGGCCGCAATTCGAGGCAGGGCTCGAAATCCGCTTTGCCGATGACGAGCCGCAGGAGGTGCTCGAGGATCTTCTGGCGGCGTGCAACGGGCAGATCGCCGAGTTCGGAGGGTTCTTTTACGTTCAGGTCGGCGCGCCTGCGCTGCCCGTGACCGCGATCGGCGACGATGATCTGCTGGTCTCCGATGACGCGACGCGCGATCCGTTCCCCGAACTGCTCGAGATCTACAACCGCGTCACCACGGTCCATGTCTCGCCCGGATCGATCTGGAATGCCGCGCAGATCGACATGGTCCGCAACGCGAAATGGGAGGCCGAGGACGGCGTGCCGAGAACCTTCGCGCTGGAGCTGCCGGCCGTGTTCCGCGCCGCCCAGGCCGCGCAGATCGCCGAGGATGTGCTGCGCGACAACCGGCGCTGGCGGCGTCATGCCTGGCCGCTGCCGCCCGATTACGCGAACCTGCGCCCGCTCGACGCGGTGCTTGTCGACAGCGCCTGGAACGGATACGAGGCGAAGCTCTTCGAGGTGACCGAGGTCGTGCTCGATCTGCACCGGCTGACATCGCTCGTCTCGCTGCGCGAGCGCGACCCGGAGGATTTCACGGTCAATCCCGACCTTGAAATCCCCGACCTGCCGCCGCTCCTGCCTGTCGCCCCGCCCGACGATTTCGGGCTGCCGGATTTTGACGCCCAGCCCGTCACCTGGTCCAACGAGGATGGCAGCATCCGCCGCCCGGCGATCCTGGTGAGCTGGGACGGTCCCGGGATTGCCGACACCGTGGCCGGGATCGTGATCGAATGCCAGGTGCAGGCCACCGCAGAGGTCATCTGGACGGGCACCACGCAGGATGTCGAGCGCGGCGCGCATCTCATCCAGCCAGTGCCGCCCGCGACCGATCTGCGCGCCCGCGCCCGACCGCTCGCGCGCAACCGCGCGACCTTCTGGACGCCTTGGGTGTTCGTGACCTCCGGCGATCTGAGGATCACGGCGGCCGAGATTGTTGATGAGTTTAATGCCCGGGTAAACACCGCTTTCACCCGCCACGACAAGATCCTCGGCGAGGATGGCATCCCGGCCTCCGTGGCGGACCTGCTCAATCACATCCGCGCGGGGCTGGGGCCGGGGCTCCTGCCGAACCTGCCCGTCATCCCGGACGTGCCCGGCCTGCCCATCATCCCGCCGCCGCCCGAGGGGCCGGTCGATCTGCGGATGGAGCGGGTCGAGCGGCAGATCGACATCGAGATGCCGCGCAACGCCGCCCGCGACGAGGCGCTTGACACGCTCTCGGAGGCGGTCACCACGTCGCTGCTCAAGGCGGCGCGGCTCGAAAGCCTGATCGCCGACGCGGGCGTGTTTGTCGAGCCAGAGACGGGCCGGGTGCGGATCGAGGCGAGCGGCTTCTCCGGCGAGGCACAGATCGTGGTGGACGGTCTCAACGCCGCGATCTCGCAGCGCACGACATTCGCGGATGTGGACGCGGCGATCGCGTTGGCAAATTTCGACCCGTCGCAGATCGCGGACCTTGAAAACGTGTTCCTCCGGCTCTCGACCGTCGAGAGCATCGCGGACGCGCAGCAGGGGACGCTCACCAATCTGAGTGAGACGCTGACCGTGGACGGTGGCGTGGTCACGATGGCGCGCGTCTTTCAGCGCTTCGACAGCATCGAGGGCGAGATGGTCAACAAGGTCGATGTGACCAGGGTTGACGATCTGCAGTCGCAGGTCAATGCGGTGGAGCAGACCGTTTCGGGCATCGACGGCGCGCGGTTCTCGACGCTGCTGACCAGCTCGGCGGTGCTGCGCGGCGAGGTCGAGGACCAGGCCGCGCAGACGCTTGCATCACTGCTGAGCGACCACAACCGGGCCAAGGCGGATCGCGGCGCGCTGGCGCTGGCGCGGCAGGATATGTGGGCGCGGGCCGATGCGACGGATGCGAGCGTGGCGGGGCTGCGCACCGAACTGGGCGTGACATTCGAGGATGCGCGCGCGCTGATCCAGCAGGAGGCCAATGCGCGCGCCACGGCCACCGGGGCGCTGGCCGAGACGGTGACCCAGCTCTCGGTCGAGTTCCAGAACCAGTCAGGAGAAATTTCGGGTGTTGCCGCCGCGCTCGACGATACCTCGGCGCGGGTGGATCAGACCGAGGCCGGGCTCGACGTGGTGTCGCGCACGACGCGGGCCAACACGGCGGGGATCGGGCTGGTGGCGGAGGATGCCGCCAGCGCCGATCTGCGCGCCCTGCTCGACGATCACGCGACCCGGCAGGCGCTGCGGGCGGGGGTAGCGCAGGCGCGCAGCGACATCTGGGCCACGGTCGAAGAGGGGCGTCTCGCGGTGGCGGGCGCGCGCGATGAGTTCACCGCCGCCTTGGGCGAGACGGACGCGCGTGTGACGCTGACGCAGCAGGCGCTGGCCACCGAGACGCAGGCGCGCGCGCAGTCGGTGCTGGAATTGGAGGGTAAAATCGGGGACGCCGAAGGCGCTCTGGTCGAGCTGAATAAAGTCGATGTCACGAGTGAGAGTGCGCTTGTGAAAGCGCATCTCGGTCTCTCGGGCCGGGTGGGTGACGCCGAAGGCGCTCTGGTCGAGCTGAACAAGGTCGATGTCACGAGTGAGAGTGCGCTTGTGAAAGCGCATCTCGGTCTCTCGGGCCGGGTGGGTGACGCCGAAGGCGCTCTGGTCGAGCTGAACAAGGTCGATGTCACGAGTGAGAGTGCGCTTGTGCGGGCGCATCTTAATCTCTCCGGCGATGTTGGCGAAGCGCAGGGGGCGATCAACGACATCAAGCGCCTCGACATCGAGCCTGACAGCGCGCTGGCGGTCATGCGGCGGCTGCAGGAAGTATCGCTCGGCAACCCGGTCAACCTGATCCCCAATGGCGCGTTCAAGGGCGGGGATGATGTCGGCTGGGTGCTCGCGCCCACGATGAGCGTGGTGGCGCGGGATGCGACGCCCGGCTCGCCGACGGAGATCTCGCCCGCCGCATGGCTGTTGCGGATCGACGCGGATGCGGTTGATCGTTTTGCCGTGGCCGTGGAGGGTGCGGAGGTGCAGCCCGGAGACGTGGTGGATGCGTCCCTGACCGCGTGGGTGGGCGCGGGCGCGGAGACGATCTCCCTGCAATATCTCTGGCGCGACGCGGCGGGTGGCCTCTTGCAGGTGATGGCATCCGACGTGCTGGCGAAGGCAGGCGAGATCACGCCGCTCGCGGCCAGCGAGGCGGCCCCGGCAGGTGCTGCCACGCTCGATATCCGTCTGCGCCGTCTCGCGGGCGGGACCGATCCGGTCTTTGTCACGCAGGTCGTGGCCGAGCGGCAGAACCTCGCGGCGCGCAAGATCGCGGCCAGCGTGGACACGATCGAGACCACCAAGGTGGACGCGAACGGCGCGGTGGCCGCCGTCAACCAGCGGATCAGCGCGGAGTACGGCAGCCTTGAGGCCATGGCCGAGGCGACCGCTTTTGCAAAGGCAACGGCGGACGGGGCCGCGTCCGGGTTTGCGTGGCGGGCCAATGGGCAGGGTCTTTTCGAGGCATACGCGATTGCGGACGGCGCGAACGCGCCCGCGACCTTCTTCGAAATCGGCGCTCAATACGTGCGCATCACCGGGCTGGCGCAGATGGACAGTGCCGTGATCGCGCAGCTCGCCGCCGATACCGGCTTCATCGGCAACCTGACCGTGGACACGCTCAACATCGCCGGAGAGGCGGTCACGACCGAGAAGCTGGCCGCCAATGGCGTGACGGATTTCGCGCTGGCCGGATCGGCGGCGGTGGTCAACGACAGCACGCTCTGGACCACGGCGGCGGAGTTCACGATCTCCGCCAACGCCCCGGCGCAATCGCTGCTCGGAACCATCGTGTTCACGCTGGGCGCGCCGCCGGAGAGCTTTCCGGTCTCGATGCAGGTGCGCGTCACGCTCAATGCCACCACGACCGTGCTGCTCGTCACGCGCGACGAGATCATCGCCGCCACCGGCGGGGGGCAGCGGTTTGTGGGCTCGCTCTCGCGCGCCTTCACCGGCTCGACCGCGACGGTCAAGCTGCAGATCCGCAATGCGGGCGGCGGCGGGCTGTCGTCGTCCAACATCTGGGGGATGCTGGTCAAGCGATGAAAACCGTCATTTTCCACAACGACGCGGGCGAGGTGGTGCGGTGGGTGCAGACCCCCCGTGCCGCCACCGCGCGGACCCCGAAGGGCCTGCATCGGCTGGTGGTCGATCACGCCGTGGACGATCCCGCCGCCTGGCGCGTCGAGGGCGGCGCGCTGGTGCCGCGCGGGCCGGACCCGGCAGAGGCGCTGCGGCGGCTGCGGCAGGTGCGCGACCGGCTGCTGGCCGCCTCCGACTGGTCGCAGCTGCCCGACGCGCCCTGCGATAAGGCGGCATGGGCCGAATACCGGCAGGCGCTGCGCGATCTGCCCGCCACGGCGGACCCGCTCAACCCGACCTATCCCGATCAACCAAGGAGACAGACATGACGGCATTTTATGACGTCGGCACGATCAGTGTGACCAACGGCAGCGCGGTTGTCACCGGCTCGGGCACGGCCTGGGTGGGCGTGCTGCGGGCCGGGTGGCTGATCAAGATGCCCAATGGCGAGATGTATGGCATCGCGCAGGTGATCAGCGCCACCGAGATCCAGTTGCAGAGCGCCTATTCCGGCACCAACCAGACCGGACAGAGCTATCTCGCCGTCAATACCGGTGGGGTTTCGGCGTCGCTGGTATCGAGTCTCCTTGACCTCACCGGCGACGTGCAGGCCATGCTGGATGGTCCCGGCTCGGGCAAGTTCGTCGATGGCACGCTGGCGCAGCCGGGGATCGTCTTCACCGCCGATCAGGACACCGGCCTGCGGCGGGTTTCCTCGAACACCATCGCGCTGACCACGGGGGGCGTGGACCGGGCCGTGATCGGCCCCAATGGCATGACCGGCCCCGCCGTCCAATCCTCCCCCACCGACACCACGGCGGGGCGACTGTTGACCGTGGGGGCGGCGGGGGTTGCCCTCGGCGCGGACGTGTATCGGCGGGCAAACATCCTCGGCACGGTCAGCCAAACGGGCGGCGTGCCCACGGGCGCGATCATCGAAGGGCCGATCACCAACGCGAACGGCACCTATATCCGCTGGGCCGACGGCACGCAGATTTGCATGGTATCGGCCAACCTGGGCAGCATCGTGGCCAACGGGGCCGGGACGTTTGCGGACCCGTATCGCACCGCCGGGGCCAACCTCGGTTGGCCCGCCGTTTTTGCGGCAGGAACGACGCCTGTTGCTGCTTGCGTGGGGTGTGTCCCTGATGCGTCAACTAGCGAAGCGGAGCGCCTCGCCTTTGGTGTCATCCGGGGCGTGGACCGCGCGGCCGCGCGGCAGTGTCATGTGGTCAGGCTCGGCGGCGCAACCACCGTGCAAGACGGCTGGCTCGACATCATCGCCATCGGTCGTTGGTTCTGAAGGAGGATCATATGAAGATCACGTTTTCCCCAATTCGCGGTGATACGCCGCTCGAACTGAGCCGCAGCGGTGACACGCTCACGATCAACGGCGAGGTGTTCGATTTCTCGCCCCTGCCGGAGGGCGCCACGCTGCCGCCCGAGGTGATTGCAGGCGACGGGTTCGCCGGTCCGGTCGAGCGCATCGGCGGCGTTCTGCATGTCGCGCTGCGCCTGCCCCACGGGGCCAACGCGCCGCAAGAGACGCTGTTTCCCGTGCCGATCACCCTGACCGGCGACGGGCCGGTTGCCCTGCCGCCCTACGAGATGGAGGCTTGAGATGCAGATTGATTTCACACAGGCGATCACCGCCGAGATGAAGGAAGCCGAGGCGCTGGCAGAGCGGGCTGCCGGGATCAAGGCCGAGTGCCGCGCGCGCATCCTTTCCGTCGCCTCGGAGAGCACGCAGATGAACATCGCGCAGGCGGGCGTGATCTATGCCGCGATGCGCACGGATGGGGCCACCGAGGAAGAGGCCCGCGCGCAGGTCGGGTTTGCGCCGGGCGATCTCATGCTTGCGGCGGGGTGGAAGGCATGGGTGG